GAGTTAGGCTATTTGCCAGGCGTAAACCGCCCAACTTTTGTGGCGGATTTCGGCGGGTTTGAAACCTAGTTAGGCTATCTAGGCTATTTGTTTTATAGTCATTAATGAAATGAAAAATGATATATAAAATATAACCTATATGGTTTGCGACAATTCGCGGCGACTTAAAACCCGATAGCCTAAATAGCCTAGAACGCCTAACTTACCCTCAAACTTTACGTTAACGTCAATCAATTCGTCAGCGACTTGTTATCTCATAGCCTAGATAGCCTAACTGGTGTATTAATACACTAACACACCTAGCTAGCTAGCAATGTGTTTTTTACTGACACCAGTGTCAGCAATAGGGAAAGGCCAATCCTACGCCAGCCAGAACAAAAGCAGAACGCTAATCACTGTGTTAACACAGCAACACACCTACTGCTGGCAGCACTGTGTTAGTGTATTAATACAGTAAATATTTAGACGGGGTGGGTAGGGCCGGTGGGCCGCGTGACTGTCACGGGAGGGATCGCAAACAATTTTTATTTTTTATAAATTTCACTGCATCAAAGCCTGTTGCGTATCTGCGTCCTTTGGATTATTGTACGCCCAATGACTTTCTACTCACTGCCATTTACACCAGAGCGGGTGCAAGCCACCGAGTCGCGGCTGGAGTCTATCTATGAAGCTGCCCGCTACGGCCTAAAGGGTGACAGCCTAGCTATGGCCGCCGGCATGACCCCGCGGCAATTTCGCGTGTTGGCCGACGCTGACCCGCTGGTCGAGATGGCTGAGATCAAGGGTCGTGCTGACGGCGAGATGACTGCGGCCAAGACCATGTACGAAGCGGCACGCGATGGTGACGCTAAGGCTGCACTCGACATACTGAAGCACAACCATGGCTGGGTAGCCAAGCAGCAGATCGACGTAAACATCGACCAACAGATAAGCATCACAGGCGCGCTAGAAAAAGCACAAACGCGCGTCATCGAAGGGCTGTACACAGAACTGCCCGCAATAAAGGAAGAGACTAATGGCCAGCAGACCTCCGTCACCCGCTTACTACACACCGCTCCCGAAAGATTTGACGCCGGAAGAGATGAACGTAATCCAGTACCACAGGGACAATCTGGACAATAACACGTTTATAACAGAACCAGACGGCAGCCCGACAACATTCAGAGGCGCGGTTATGGGTGTAGATAACGGCGCTATGCTGTTCCCGCGGTACAGGGACGGCGTTATATTAGAGCCGAGTACGGCGCAGCGTTTAGCCGCGCGGTCAGGAATTAAGTTTCCTGTGTACAAAGATGACAAAACGGCGCTTGCCCGTGAGCAGTTTCTGCATGAAGTCATGAAAGCTGACAGCGATGCGTATATGAAACAGAAGCCTAAACGCTAATGCAAACCACAATATACTCAGCCCAAGACGAGATGGAGTTGATGGCGCGGCTGTGGTCGCCGACGCTGAAGGATGACCCACTAGCGTTCGTGCTGTACACATTCCCGTGGGGCCAAGCCGGCACGCCGCTGGAACACTTCCCCGGACCGCGTAAATGGCAACGTCAGATACTTGCCGACTTGCGTGACCACATCAAAGAGAACAACGGTAAGGTTGACTTCGACACCGCGCGCATGGCGATTGCGTCAGGACGCGGTATTGGCAAGTCGGCCCTAGTCAGTTGGCTAACGATATGGATGCTATCATCAAGGATCGGCAGCACTACCATCGTGTCGGCAAACTCCGAGGCGCAGTTGCGCTCAGTAACATGGGCAGAAATAACCAAGTGGCTGGCGATGTCGTTGAACAGTCATTGGTTCGAGATAGCCGCCACACGCATCATGCCAGCCAAATGGCTGACAGAACTGGTCGAGCGTGACCTCAAGAAAGGTACGCGCTACTGGTCAGTCGAAGGCCGGCTGTGGTCCGAAGAGAACCCTGACGCCTACGCTGGTGTCCACAACTTCGACGGTGTGATGCTGATATTTGACGAAGCCAGCGGTATCCCTGACAGCATCTGGTCTGTCAGTGACGGCTTCTTCACAGAGAATACACCACATCGGTTCCATCTGGCCTTCTCCAACCCACGGCGCAATACTGGCTATTTCTACGAAACGTTCCACAGCAAGCGGGCGTTCTGGTCAACGCGGGTCATCGACGCCCGCGATGTCGAGGGTACAGATAAAAACCTGTACCAGCGCATTATTGATGAGTACGGGCCAGACAGCTACCAAGCCAGTGTCGAAGTGTACGGCGCGTTCCCGTCAGAAGGTGACGATCAGTTCATCGGCAGCAACTTGGTCGATGACGCCATGAAACGTGCGCCTGCCAAGGACACCAGCGCGCCCATCGTCATAGGTGTAGACCCGGCACGGTTCGGGGCTGACGCTACCGTCATCGCTGTGCGCCAAGGACGTGACATCCTAGAGTTGCGAAGACACCGCGGCGCGGACACAATGGAAGTGGCAGGCCATGTCATCGACGCCATAGAGCAGTTCCAGCCGGCGCTGGTCTGCATCGACGAAGGCGGGCTAGGCGCAGGCGTCGTAGACAGGCTGAAGGAACAGCGGTACAAGATACGCGGCGTGAACTTCGGCAACAAGGCTAAGAACCAGACGATGTGGGGTAACAAGCGCGCAGAGATGTGGGGTGCCATGCGTGACTGGCTCAGGACGGGCCACATACCATCAGATAGGTTCCTGAAGACAGACCTCATAAGCCCGCGGACCAAGCCTGACAGCCGGGGGACGCTGTTCCTTGAAAGCAAGAAAGATATGAAGTCACGCGGGCTGGCCTCGCCTGACGCAGCGGACGCCATAGCGGTCACGTTCGCGTTTCCTGTAGCATCTACTGATCCGCGTCTGACACGCGTTGACAAGCATCGCACAAGAGGCTATTCTCCCGCGGGAATATCTACTAGCTGGATGGGTTCGTGAGCATGGCTGACAAGAAAAAATCAGTGTCGCTATCCGTTGGCAGAGGCGAGAAACTGCCTGTGTCAAAGGGTGCGGGTCTGACAGCGGCTGGCAGAGCCAAGTATAATGCTGCTACAGGTAGTAACTTAAAGGCGCCTGCGCCCAGCCCGAAAACAAAAGCAGATGCGGGACGCAAAGCGTCATTCTGCGCGCGCATGGGTGCAGTAGCTGCTAAGGCAAAAGACGGCGAGCGTGCCAAAGCTAGTTTGAAAAGGTGGAAATGCCCATGAAACCCGGATTGTATGCAAACATCAACGCCAAAAAAGCCCGCATTGCTGCTGGCTCTGGCGAGAAAATGCGTAAAGCAGGCGACAAAGGTGCGCCTTCAGCTAAAGATTTCAAAGACAGCGCCAAAACCGCTAAAAAACCAGCTAAGAAGGGTAAGTAAATGCCAGCCAACAAATATACGCGCAGCCTGTACAAGCCCGGCACTGTAGCATCTGAGAAAGCTGCGATTGCCAACCGCGACCCAGCCCGCAAGGCTGCTGCCGAAAAGATCATGCGCGAAGAAGGCACGACAAACCCCGGCGGCGGACGTGCAGTCAAGATGCCTGCCAAACCTACCGCACCAAAGCCAGTGCAAATGATCCGCACGACGGTAAACATGAAGTCAACCCCAATGGGCAAAAAGCGTTAATCATGCCCCTTAGTAAGTCACCCAGCAAAGCTGCGTTCCGCAAGAACATCAAAGCAGAAGTAAATGCGGGCAAACCTGTGAAACAAGCCGTCGCAATCGCCTACAGCGTGAAGCGCGCCGCCAGCAAAGGCAAGAAATAATCTATGGCCGACCCCACAGGCATTGAAGCGGCAGGCAAAGTCGCCAACGTAGGATCGAACGCGCCTAAGACAACGCGCGACGATCACGATAAGATGGCTACCATGCGTAGCCGTCTTCAGATGGCGCAGGCTGCGTATTCAGACAGCCGTGAGGACGAACTAGACGATCTACGCTTTATGGCCGGCAGCCCTGACAACCAGTGGCAGTGGCCTGCTGACGTGTTGTCAACACGCGGCAGCGTGCAAGGACAGGCTATCAACGCACGTCCATGCCTGACAATCAACAAGCTGCCACAGCACGTCCGTCAGGTAACAAACGAGCAGCGTCAAAACCGACCAAACGGTAAAGTAATACCCGCGGATGACAACGCCGACGTACAGGTCGCTGAAATCTTCAATGGTGTGGTCCGCCACATTGAGTATATGTCAGATGCGGACGTTGCGTATGACACAGCCTGCGACAACCAAGTCACTTACGGCGAAGGTTACATCCGGCTGCTGACTGAGTATTGCAACGACGATACGTTCGACCAAGACATCAAGATTGGCCGTGTCCGTAACGCATTTAGCGTTTACATGGACCCCACCATCCAAGACCCATGCGGCTCAGACGCCGAATGGTGCTTTATCACCGAAGATATACTAAAGTCAGAATATGAGCGTTTGTTCCCTGACGCGTCGCCAATCAGCACATTATATAGCCAAGGCGTTGGTGATCAGGGCATTTCGTCGTGGCTGCAAGAAGATACAATCCGCATTGCGGAGTATTTTTACAACGTCTACGACTCCGAAACGCTGCATCTGTACCCAAATAACCAGACTGCCAAGGCTAACTCGCCAGAAGACAAGCAGCTTAAAGAAATGTACGGCAAACCGCTTCGCACACGCAAAGTGGACCGAAAAAAAGTCATGTGGATGAAGACCAATGGCTATGACATTCTTGATGAGCGCGAGTGGTCAGGCAAATATATCCCCGTCGTGCGCGTAATTGGCAACGAATGGGAAGTTGACGGCCAGATATACATCTCTGGGCTTGTGCGTAACGCCAAAGATGCCCAGCGTATGTACAACTACTGGACCAGCCAAGAGGCAGAAATGCTTGCCTTGGCGCCTAAAGCGCCATTTATCGGTTACGGCGGCCAGTTTGAAGGCTACGAAAACCAGTGGAAGACTGCCAACACGACCAACTGGCCGTATTTGGAAGTCAACCCAGACGTTACAGACGGCGCTGGAGGCGTTCTACCGCTCCCGCAACGCGCACAGCCACCTTTGCCCCAAACAGGTCTGATACAGGCTAAAATGGGCGCTGGAGAGGACATCAAGGCCACAACCGGCCAGTATGATGCGTCGCTAGGCGAACAAGGCAACGAACGGTCGGCAAAAGCTATCGTCGCACGCGAAAAGCAGGGCGATGTTGGCACGTATCACTACGTTGACAACCTTGCGCGGGCTATTCGCTACATCACACGCCAAATCGTCGATATGATCCCTAAAATCTACGACACACAGCGTATTGCACGCATCATTGGTGCTGACGGCGAAGTCAGCATGGTCAAAATGGACCCGTCGCAGGAAGAACCAGTGCGTGAAGTGCGCGATGCTGAAACCGGCGGGCTGATCGAAAAGATTTACAACCCTGGCGTTGGTACATACGACGTTATGGTCACTACTGGCCCCGGCTACATGACCAAGCGTCAAGAAGCACTCGACGCTATGAGCCAGATTCTGCAATCCAACCCGCAGCTTTGGGCTGTTGCGGGCGATCTGTTCATTAAGAACATGGATTGGCCCGGCGCGCAGGAAATGGCAGAACGGTTCAAGAAAATCCTTGACCCCAAGGTACTTGCTACCGGCGATGAGTCACCTGAAATGGCCGCAGCGCAGCAGCAGATGGAAGCTATGGCGCAAGAACTCAACCGCATGGTCGATATTATCGAAGGCGTGCAGGCTGACGTTGCAAAGCGCGAAGTAGACATCAAGGAATACAAGGCGCAGGTAGACGCCTACGATGCGGAAACAAAACGTATCAGCGCGATGCAAGCAGGGATGACAGAAGAGCAAATTCAGGATATTGTCATGGGGACGATTGCTGGCGCGTTAGACACAGGTGATTTGATTAGCGGATCACCAGAAATGCGTGAGCAACCTGAAATGAACGAAGAAATGCCTCCGCAGCAACCAATGCAAGATATGGGCGGTATGCCTGAGATGCCACCTGAAGGAATGATGGAATGACTATAAGCCTCAAACATACCTTTACGTCTGCCAAAACTGACAGCGCCGACGCAACGCTTGTCCAGCCGTCCAACTGGAACCAAGAACACGTATTGACCGCCGCCGCTGGTAAAGTTCTTGGTCGCGATACGTCAGGCGCCGGCGCGGTACAAGAGTTGCCAATCTCCGTAACGTCTGCGGGCAACGTCACTATACCTAACAATTTTGCCGTCACAGGCACTACGGGCCTTACAGGCAATACAACGGTTACTGGCACACTTGGTGTTACAGGCGCTGCAACTCTTAGCAGTACACTTGGCGTCACAGGGGCTACAACTCTTAGCAGTACACTTGCCGTTACGGGCGCTACAACGCTTACCACCGCACTTGGTGTTGCATCGGGGGGCACAGGTTTAGCCACACTTACAGCTAATAACGTCCTAATTGGCAACGGCACGTCGGCTGTGACTTCTGTTGCCCCGGGTACTTCAGGTAACGTTTTGACCAGCAACGGTACAACGTGGGCATCTACAGCTATATCAAGCGGCGTGTCTTTTCCGCAAAACAGTCAATCCGCTAACTACACGCTGGTAATTGGCGACGCCGGTAAGCAAATATTTCACCCTGTAGCCGACACTACTGTCCGCACATACACCATACCCGCTAACGCCAGCGTCGCGTTTCCAATCGGTACTGTTGTGTTGTTCACGGTAGAAAACGGCGGAACAACAGTTGGCGTTGTTATAACTAGCGACACGCTGGTGTATGGCAACGGCACTACAGGTTCAATAGCAGTTGCAGCCAACCAAACGTTGATGTGCATAAAAGTCACGGCTACTAAATGGATGGCGAATTATTTATATCAAACTGGCACGCCAGCTTCCTATACTACAGGTGAAATTATAGCTGTAGCGCATACTGCATCACCCTACGTTTCCGTATATTCGTTTAACTCCAGCACCGGCTTTGGCGCTAAGCTTACTAACCCCGCAACACTGCCTGCGACCACTAATGGCTACGGCGTAGCGTTTAATCCTGCTGGTACTGCTATCGCAGTGGGTGGCGGCCCTTTTGGGGGCTTTATCACTGCATACCCGTGGAGCGGCGCTGGCTTCGGCACCAAATATACCGATCCAGCTACACTACCTACAGGCACTGGCCGTGGCGTAGCGTTTAATCCTGCTGGCACTTCTATTGCTGTAGCGCACAGTACGGCTCCAAATATAACCGCTTATCCGTTTAACGCCGGCACCGGCTTCGGCACTAAATATACCAATCCAGCTACAGCGGTTGGGGGCAATGGTTACGGTGTTGCCTTTAACCCTGCGGGTGACACTATTGCCGTAGGGCATGACGCATCACCATATATTAACGCATACCCTTGGAACGCCGGCACTGGCTTCGGCGTTAAATATACTAACCCCGCTACACTACCTACCGGCACTGGTTTTGGTGTTGCCTTTAATCCTGCCGGCACATCTATTGCTGTAGCGAACGGCAGCGGAGTAACACCCAACATCACCGCATATCCGTGGAGCGGCGCTGGTTTTGGTACTAAATATACCAATCCAGCTACGCTGCCTACGGGTGAGGGTTACGGCGTCGCTTTTAGTCCTGCTGGAACTGCCATTGCTGTAGCGCATGACGTATCACCGTTTGTTTCAGTTTACCCATGGAACGCCGGCACCGGCTTTGGCACCAAATACGCCGATCCAGCTACAGCGGTTGCGGGCTACGGCAACGGCGTAGCGTTTAACAATACTGGTAGTGCTATTGCGATAGCGCATCAGACATCGCCGTATATCACAGCCTACCCTTGGTCTGGCTCTGCCTTTGGCACTAAGTACACCAATCCAGCTACATTACCTACTGGCCTTGGCTACGGCGTAGCGTTTACTACTGTTACATAAAGAAAGACCTTACATGATCTACACACAACTCAGCGATGATTACAAATACGACACCCTAGCGGATGCAATGTACGCGCGTGAAGTTGAGTATTTTCATTACGATTTTGACCGCAAGAACTTTGAGCATCTGTTGGCAAACGCTACAGACAATGAGTTTGCGGCCAATGTAGCAGAAAGACTTAACGACACACGCAAGCAGATGGGCAACGTAGAGGCCATCATGGCTGCGCTGAAAGAACAGATTGAAGACCAAGCCGCATACGATGCGGCTGTTGTACGTGTAACCGCCAAGCGGGAAGCAAAGGAAGCAGAATAATGTGGTATGTCCAAGCCCAAGGCGACACCTTCATACGGCACATCTTTGATGTCGAGCCAACGCAGTGGGACGCGGATAACTATTGCTACGCCCGCGCGCTAACACCTGAACAGGTAGAGCGTTTTGGCGTGCATAAGAAACAGATTGTCACGCCGCCATATCACGAACCAGCCACGCAAAGTCTTGATGAAGGCCCAGCCCTGCTGATTGATGGCGTTTGGACACAGAACTATAGTGTGACGGACCTTAGTGCAGACGCATCCGCGGAAAAAGTTAAAGCGCAATGGCCTATTATTCGCGCTGAACGTAACAAGCTGCTGGTCGAATCCGATTGGACGCAGCTACCTGACGCTTCGGCAGACGCTCCTGCATGGGCTACATACCGCCAAGCATTGCGCGACATAACCACGCAAGCTAACCCATTTGCTATCGTCTGGCCCGAAAGTCCATCATCATGAAATGCGCTGACTTCGTAGGCACACTGTTTCTCGCGCGCGATGTAGCCCATTCGACGCACCTGAACACGCGTAGCTACGCAAAGCACAAAGCGTTGCAGAAGTTCTACAACGGCGTGGTTGATTTAGCCGACAAATTTGCTGAGGCTTATCAAGGCAAATATGGCCTTATCGGCCCTATTTCGCTTATGTCAGCTAAGAAGACAAACAATATTGTTGCGTTTCTTGAAGGTCAGGTAGACGAACTTGAGGAAATGCGGTATAAAGTCGTTGATAAGGATTGCACCCCCTTGCAAAACATTATCGACGAGATTTTTGGGTTGTACTATTCAACCTTGTACAAATTGAAATTTTTGGCTTAGGATAATACGTATGGCTGCAACATTTAGAAACTTAACCGCAACTGCACAGGTAAAAGTTGGGCTTGGCAAACTGAAGAGCATTTTCGTATCTTCAGGGACCGCTCCGACTGTTGCTATCTACGATAGCGCAACGGCGTCTACCGCCGATCCTGTCATAATTGCAACATTTACGCCAGTCACCGCAGGGTTGTACAACTTGACCGGCGACGATGGCGGTGTAGGTTTTAGCAAGGGTTTGTACGTCGTTGTCGGCGGCACAACACCCGTTGTATCTGTTTTTTACGAGTAACCTTACTCAAAAAACCGTACTGATGCGGCACATCAGGAACTCCATAGGAGTTAAACATGGACGAAACAGTCCCCAACGTAGCGGATGCCTCCGCGCCAGAACTCGAAGCCACGGCAGCAATCGAGCCTGTAGAAAACACGACGCCGGAAACGCCTGCTGAACAGGAAGCAAATAAGTCCTTCACACAAGAAGAACTTGACGCAATTGTTGGCAAGCGCCTCGCAAGAGAACAGCGCAAATGGGAGCGCGAACAGGCTCAAAGAGCAGAGGAAGTCCAAGCCCGCCAGCAAGCAGGCTATGATATTACCCCTGATCAATTTGAGACATATGAAGATTACGCAGAGGTTTTGGCCGAACGTAAAGCTGAAGAATTGCTTGCAAGGCGGGAAACCGCAAGGCAGCAATCTGAAATGCAGGATGCCTACCATGATCTAGAAGAGGCAGCGCGGGACAGGTATGATGACTTTGAACAAGTCGCATACAATCCCAACCTTCCTATTACGGATTTCATGGCGCAAAGCATCCAAGCGTCAGACGCAGGCCCAGACGTTCTATATTATCTCGGCTCTAATCCGAAAGAAGCTGATCGTATTGCCCGTCTAGCGCCAATTTTGCAGGCAAAAGAAATTGGAAAACTTGAGGCTTCATTGTCCTCAAATCCGCCGGTTAAAAGAACTTCAAACGCCCCGGCTCCGATTGCGCCTGTCACAGCACGTTCTACTGGGTCAAACCAGTTTGACACAACTGATCCTCGTTCGACTAAGTCAATGACTACGTCGGAATGGATCGAAGCAGAGCGTATGCGGCAGATCAAGAAGTACGAGGCACAACGCAACAGATAATTTGGGATTATTACCATGTCTAACTCGATTTTAACAATTGACATGATCACACGGAAGGCTCTCGAAATCCTTGAGAACAACCTTGTGCTCACACGTAACGTAAACCGCCAGTACGACGATAGCTTTGCTGTCGAAGGTGCTAAAATTGGCTCAACCCTGCGTATCCGTCTTCCAGACCGTGCGCTTGTAACTGACGGCGCAGCCCTTCAGGTACAGGATGACAACGAGCAGTACACAACTCTTGCTGTTTCCACCCAGAAGCACATCGGCGTCAACTTCACGACTGCTGAATTGACGATGCAGCTTGACGATTTCGCAGACCGCGTTCTCAAGCCACGTATCTCGCAGCTTGCTGCCAGCATCGACGCTGACGTTGCTAACTCGTTCTTGACCATCGGTAACACTGTTGGCACGCCCGGCACTACGCCAGCTACTTCGGCTGTTCTTCTTGCTGCACAGCAGAAGCTCAACGAAAATGCTGCTGTAATGTCGCCACGCTATGCAACTGTTAACCCAGCCGCCAACGCTGGTTTGGTTGAAGGTCTGAAGGGTCTATTCAACCCAACCGACACGATCAGCAAACAGTTCAAGAACGGTATGATGGGTACAGGCGTACTTGGCTACGACGAAGTCAATATGTCGCAGTCAATCAAGCAGTTTACCGTTGGTTCGCGTACTGCAACTGGCGGCACGACTTCGGCGGCTGTTACTACTGAAGGTGCAACCACCATCGCCATCACTGGCGCTGGCGCATCGGCAACCGTTAAGGCTGGCGACGTTTTCACTGTAGCTGACTGCTTCAGCGTTAACCCACAAACCCGTGAAAGCACTGGTTCGTTGTTCCAGTTTGTTGCAACTGCTGATGTCACGCTCAACGCTTCTGGCGCAGGCAACATCACTGTTTCACCGATCTACTCGGCTACACAGGCACTTGCTACCGTTAACTCGTTGCCCGGCAACTCGAAGGCAATCATCTTTGTTGGTACGGCTTCAACGGCATATCCGCAGAACCTCATCTACCACAAGGACGCTATCACCTTCGCAACCGCCGATCTTCTGCTCCCACAGGGTGTAGATATGGCTTCGCGTCAGGTGCATAACGGCATCAGCTTGCGCGTTGTTCGTCAGTACGACATCAACAACGACCGTCTGCCTTGCCGTATTGACGTTCTGTACGGTTACAGCACAATCCGTCCACAGATGGCTGTTCGGATGTGGGGTTAATTTAATACCGGCCCTCGGTTCGCCGGGGGCCAACTATCTTAAAGGATTTTTAATATGCCTACTTTACCTAATGGCGCTGGCGGCTATCAACTCGGTGACGGCAACCTCACCGAAGTTAACCTGACCACGTCCCCTGTTGCTACTGCATACACTGCAGCAGCTACCCTAACTGCTGCCGATTTGGGCGGTGGTCTGGTTGTCTACACTTCGTCTAGTGCAGCCGATCTTACACTCCCTACGGTTGCTATTGTTAACGCAACCATCAGCAGCGCAAAGACAAACTCAGCATTTGATATTGCTTTGGTTGCTACCAGCACTGGCGTTCCTACTATCGTAGTAGGCACCGGCTGGACCTTGGTTGGTTCAGGCGCAGGCGTTGCATCCAAAAGCGTACTGTTCCGCGCTGTTAAAACTGGCGACACAACGTACAATCTGTACCGCATCGCTGGCTAATAGGTTTGCCCCGGCTTCGGTCGGGGCATCCTTTTCAGGAGAAAATCAATGGCTAATACAAAACCTATTGGTGTTGCATACCTCGACCAAGACATTATTGGCGCACAATATCTCTTGAGCGATGAGCAAATCGGCTACACCGCCGCAGCACAAGGCACGGTTACGCAGGCTACCAGCAAGTCAACTGCTGTTACGCTGAACAAAGCAGCAGGCGTTATTACGATGAACAACGCGTCGTTGGCTACTGCCACTAACGCTACGTTCACGCTGAACAATAGTTTTATTTCTGCAAATGACACTATTATTCTGACTATCGCTGGTGGTCAAACGACCGCCGGATCATACAACGTGTTTGCTAACGCGCTGGCTGCTGGCACTGTCAGCATCACGCTACGTAACATTTCTGGTGGTACGCTGTCAGAAGCAATAGTAATTAACTTTGCTATCATTCACTGCGTATAATTAATTTGGGCGGCTTTCGGGCCGTCCATTTTTAAAGGTTTTATGGGGATTTTGGCATGGCTACGGCTGGTGAAACAATCAACGGTTCGCTTAGACTTCTAGGTGTTCTAGCAGAAGGCGAAACTCCATCGGCTGAAACGTCGGAGGACGCACTGCGCGCCATGAACCAGATGATTGATAGCTGGAACACTGAGCGCCTCGCTGTCTTCTCGACACAAGACCAAGTCTTCACATGGCCCGCCGCCACACTTAACCGCACGCTTGGGCCTTCCGGCGACTTCGTCGGCAACCGTCCTATCTTGCTGGATGACGCCACATATTTCAAAGACCCTAGCACTGGCGTTAGCTACGGCATCAAAATGATCAACCAGCAGCAGTATGATGGCATCGCGGTCAAGACCGTGTCCTCTACGTTCCCGCAGGTTCTCTTTGTCAACATGACATATCCTGACATTGATATGTACATCTACCCACGCCCCACGCGCGCGCTGGAATGGCATTTCATTTCGGTCGAAGAACTGACACAGCCAGCGACGCTTGACACAGTCCTTTCGTTTCCGCCCGGCTATCTGCGTGCGTTCCGCTATAATCTAGCGTGCGAACTAGCACCTGAGTTTGGCGAAGAACCGTCACCACAAGTTCAGCGCATTGCTATGTATTCTAAGCGCAACCTGAAGCGCATCAACAATCCTGATGACATCATGTCGATGCCGTACAGCCTCATAGCAACCCGCCAGCGGTATAACATTTTTGCGGGTAATTTCTAATGAAGACGCCCATCTTGGGCAGCGCGTATGTGGCCCGTTCAATAAACGCTGCCAACGCACGCATGGTGAACTTGTTTCCAGAAGCGGTGCCAGAAGGCGGCATAGAGCCGGCGTTCATTCAGCGTTGCCCCGGCTTGCAGCTTCAGCAGACCGTAGGTGATGGCCCGATCCGCGGGCTGTGGGCGCACCAGACGCAAGGCGCTGACTTTTACGTCGTGTCTGGGTTTGAAGTTTATAAGCTGTCTAGCCTTACTGGAACACCCACTAAACTAGGTGACGTAACTGGCACTGGCCCTGTGTCCATTGCCGACAACGGCAATCAAATATTCTTTGCCTGCAATCCTGACGCGTATATTTACGACGAGTCCCTCAACACGTTTACGCAGATCACCGACCCTGACTTTCCGGGTGCGGCTACCGTCGCATACTTGGATGGCTATTTTGTGTTTAACGAACCAGACAGCCAGAAGATTTGGGTGACGCAGCTTTACGACGGCTTTCAGGTTGACCCACTAGAGTTTGCCAGCGCCGAAGGTAGCCCTGACGGCGTCGTTGGCTTGTTGGTAGACCACCGCGAATGCTGGGTGTTTGGTACGGACTCCACCGAAGTGTGGTACAACTCTGGCGGGCTAGACTTTCCGCTGTCGCCAATCCAAGGCGCGTTCAACGAAATCGGTTGCGCTGCGCCGTACTCCATCGCCAAGATGGACAACACCGTGTTCTGGCTTGGCGCGGATGCACGCGGCCAAGGCGTCATTTACAGGGCCGCTGGCTATAGCGCACAGCGCATATCAACGCACGCAATTGAATGGCAAATCCAAAACTACTTAGATATGAGCGACGCTATAGGTTACACCTACCAGCAGGACGGCCATGCGTTCTACGTCTTGTCGTTTCCGTCCGCAGATGAAACTTGGGTGTATGATGCGGCTACGGGCGCATGGCATCAACGATCATCTTATTCAGCTATTGCGCCGTCTGAAGGTGGGTTTGAGGCCGAATCGTTTTATTCCAGCGCATTTTACGTTGTGCAGCCGCTTACGCCTTCCGGCGTTGGCGGTGTATTTCCGCGCCACCGCAGCAACTGCCAGTGTAACTTCCAAGGCAACATCATCGTCGGTGACTACGCTAACGGCAACATCTACACGCTTGAACTAAATGTTTTTGCGGACAACGATATAGCGCAGCGTTGGCTGCGGTCGTGGCGCGCGCTGCCAACAGGCCAAAACAATCTCAAACGTACAGCAAATCACGCCTTGCAACTTGAGTGCGAAACAGGCGTTGGCATAACAACAGGCCAAGGTAGTGATCCGCAGGCCATGCTCCGCTGGTCCGACGATGGCGGCCATACATGGTCCAACGAACATTGGGCGTCTATGGGTCCAATCGGTGCAACAGGCACCCGCGTCATATGGCGCCGGCTTGGCATGACGCTAAAGCTGCGCGACCGCGTCTACGAAGTGTCTGGCAGTGATCCTGTCCGTATCTACTTGACCGGCGCTGAACTGCAACTGAGCGGCACAAATGCCTGAGACTCAACTTACCCGTATCCCTGCGTCGCGTGTGCCAATTACGGACACCGAAAACGGTACGGTGACGCGTGAGTGGTACAGGTATCTGTTTAACCTTTTTACTATAACTGGCGGTGGTCAAGCTAACTCGGCGGCAAGTTCGTCTTTCGGGCAAGACTTGGCCCCGCTGTACACGCCACAACTTGAAGACAACCGCAACGGCGCGTTCTACAGTACGACCACACAAACAGCCGCTGCCATCAATACAGCGTATCCAATTACGTTTAACACCACAGATATAACTGATGGCGTCTACATTGGCGCAACTACATCGCAAGTGTTTGTGGACCGCATACGCACTTACAACTTTCAGTTTTCCGCGCAACTTATCAAAGCCAGCGTTGGCACAGGAAATGTTTTTATTTGGTACAGAGTGAACGGTGTCAATGTGGCAAACTCTGCAAGAAAAGCAACTTTAGCCGGAAGTAGCGCGGTAGTTGTCGCCGCATGGAATTATGTGGTAAAGCTAAACGCCGGTGATTATTTTGAACTGGTTTTTTCTACTGATGATACAGGCTGCCAAATTGTTGCCGTGGCTGCTGCCGCCCCTGCCCCCGCAATTCCGTCCGTCATCCTGACGGTTACGGATAACTTTAATTAAGGTGTAGATATGTCTGTTCTTGCCCCCCAACCTAAAGCACAATTCTTCGATGCTAACGGTACGCCGTTGGTTGGCGGCAAGGTCTACACCTATGCAGCCGGCACAACAACGCCGTTGGCGACGTACACTGACGCGTCGGCGGTCACGGCCAACACCAATCCAGTTATTCTGGACTCCCGCGGCGAATGTAACCTGTGGTTCTCTACTGCTACTAGCTACAAGGTAGTACTGAAAAGCGCGACTGACGTGCTGCAATGGACCGTCGATAACATCGCGACCTACGGCACGATTGCCAGCCAGAACTCCAACAACGTGGCTATCACCGGCGGCACAATCGCTGGCGTCACAATCACAACCTCCACTATTACCGGCGATATATCCGGTAACGCTGGCACTGTGACGAACGGCGTCTATCTGACAGCCACGCAAACGCTGACAAACAAAACCATCACCGGTCTGGCTTCGGCATCAACTGTCAACGACAGCCTCGGTACAGGGTTCACTGTTGGCTACCGCAGCGTCCCGCAAAGCCTCAACACTACGGCTGCCGCTTCTGACGATGGTAAGCACCTGTATGTGTCTGCGACCACCACAATCCCGTCCGGCGTGTTTGTAGCAGGCAATATGTTTTATGTGGTTAACAGCAGCGCCGCTTCCATTACGCTCACACAGGGCGCTGGAACGACGCTACGGCTTGGCGGCACTGCAACCACAGGCAGCCGCACCATCGCAGCCTACGGTGTTGCTAACGTGCAATGCGTCGGCACTGAAACTTTCTACGTCACCGGCAACGTAACCTGATAGGACCGGCTCATGGCAATTATCGCAGCAAACATCATCCCCGCCAAGAATATGGAAAACGCCCAGACAACGCAGTATGTGGCGACCGGCGTCACGGCTATCATTGACAAGTTCACGGCTACCAACTTCAGCAGCAGCGTGGTTAACGTCAGCGTCAACTTGGCAGCGGTCAGCGAAGCCACAGGCAACAGCAACTTGATCGTCAAGACGCGGACGCTGCAACCCGGCGAGACTTACACCTTCCCTGAAATCGTAGGCCACACCCTGCCATCTGGCGGGTTTGTCTCTACGCTTGCGTCAGCGGCAGCGGCAGTCAACTTGCGCGCGTCTGGCCGCGAAATCAGCTAATGAAGAATTTCCTACGCATCGCTGACGGGCTAAATACATCTTCTGTTCTACGGGAGTTAGTCACGCAGCCAGAGTTGTGGGACCAGAATACACTTCGCACCAGCCACCCTGACACCGCACACGCAGCCGTCAGCGACATCTGGCTGTGGTTTAACGCAATCCCTGACACGCCTGACGGTGTTATTAATGACATCCAGACGGTCGAGTATCCTGCGTGGGCGCGGCTACCGTCGCTGCGCCGCATGGTGCTGGACCTGATCCACCGCGTCAACGGCGTCCAGCTTGGCCGCTGCATCATTACTAAACTGCCTCCGGGCGGTCAGATTACGCCGCACGTTGACGGCGGCGCTCCAGCAGAGTTTTATATCCGCTACCAGATTGCGCTTCAGTCCCTGCCCGGCGCGCTGTTTCACAGCGGCGACGAAACGGTTAACTTCCGCGGCGGCGAAATCTGGTGGGTCAACAATCGCGTAACACATTCTGTTGTAAACAACAGCGCAGATGATAGGATAGTCTGCATTGTAGACATCAGGAGCGCATAATGATTACAGCACAAGTTGAAGATTGGGTTCCCTTTATTGAAGAAGCGCAACCGTTGTTGCCGCTGCATTGGGAAGAATTGGCGCTCAACAAAGATAAAGTTCCGCTTGATCCGCAGTACGACCTTTACGCTGTCCGCGATAACGCCGGCCAAGTGCTAGTGGTGACGTTGCGCGAAACTGGCCGTTTAGTGGGATATTTCATAGGTTTTATTGCGCCGGGGCTACACTACCAAACGTGCCTGACGCTGACGATGGACATCTTTTGGACACATCCAGATGTGCGTGGTGGATTTAGTGGTGTAAAACTCTTTCGTTTAGTTGAAAAAGAGGCTAAAAGGAGAGGCGTGCATCGTATGTTTTACGGTTCCAAACTTCACAAAGACGCGTCACGGATGTTTGAATTTTTGAAAATGGAACCTGTAGAGACATATTACAGCAAATGGATCGGGGAATAACATGGTCGCAGTAGTAGCCGGAGCGGCAGCATTAAGCGCAGGGGTATCCATTGGCGCGTCTAAAAAAGCGGCTGCCGCACAGATAACCGCATCTAACACTGCGACCGCAGCAACGGAGCGCGCCAACGCGCTGGCGTTAGAAGCGCAAAAGAACGCGTCGGCTGAGTCCATTGCAGCGGCAAAAGAAGCAGCGGCAATAGCGCAGCAGGCGCAGAATGAAGCAAATTTTCAGGCGCAAAATTTGGAGCGCCTGCGCTACACCGAAGCGCGGGATGCGGACCAGCGGGCATTTACCGGCGCGGAAGCAGCTTTGGGCAAAGGTTATGACACCGCTCTAGACGCATACCGTTCTTCATATGCGGGGGCGCAAGCTGCTAGCGACGCCGGCTTTGACACCGCTTTGGGCGACGTTAATAGGGGTTTTGACACCGCACTAACCGACGCCAACAGAGGCTATGACGCAGGGCTGGCTGCAACAGAACTAGGCTACAACACCGCCCGCGGTGATTTTGAGCAAGCGTATCAGCGGCAGGGTGAATATCAAGACCCATATATAAAAAGCGGCCTTACTGCTCAACAGCAAATCATGCAGCTTATGGGTCTTGGCGGCGACGCAACCGCTGCCAATTACGGCGAGTACGCGCGCAATTTTGGCACAGAAGACTTCTTAAAAGACCCCGGTTATGCTTTCCGTATGTCAGAAGGTCTAAAGGGTTTAGATCGGTCGGCGTCTGCACGCGGTGGCATATTGTCCGGCGGCGCCCTAAAGAATATCCAGCGGTTTAGCCAAGACTTAGCCAGCCAAGAATACCAAAACGCATTTAACCGCGCTCAAACTGAACGCGCCGCGCGCCTTAACACGCTTAGTGGTTTGTCAGCTTCAGGTCAGGCAGCGTCAAATGTCATGACGGGCGCTGCGGGAACGCTTGGTTCAAACAACGCGGCAAACGCGTTGGCGCGGGCGCAGGCGACATCCGCAAACTCTATAGGGCGCGGGGTTACAACTGGCAATCTTGCTACAAGTCGCGGCGCTGCGACGGGCAATATCGCTATGCAACGCGGCGCGACAACATCATCAAATCTTTTAAACCTTGGCGAAGCAACCGCAGGGATTGGTCTGGCGCGCGGCAATACAACAGCATCAAATCTTATGAACCAAGGCGCGGCAACCAAAGCAAACGACGCGGCATATTACGGCAACGTAGCCGGGCTTACGCTGGACCGAGGCACGAATACCGCAAATAACGCCTTTTATGTTTCAGACGCAGCGCAACGCGGCGCAGCAAACATAGGCAACGCTGCGTCAGCAAGCGCGTACAATGTCGGCAACGCCAACGCAAACAACGCGATAAACGCCGGTAACGCGCGCGCGTCTGGGTACGCAGGGACAGCTAACGCGTTTAACAACGCCCTCGGCCAGATAACGGGCTATGCCACCGCGGCGCCTTTGAACAACGCCATAATGGGTTACTACAACCGCACCAAACTACCCGTCGGTTAAAAAGGTTTATTGATATGCCAAGCCAAATTATGCCCACAGTAAACTTGCTGAAGCTGCCGGACCCAGCCGCGCAGACCGCGAAGTATGTCAACATGATGAACGCGACGAAGCAGCAGGAAGCGGCTGAACGTCAAGCTACGATAGCGCAGCAAAGACTAGATTTGGAAACACAAGAAGGTAAGCGCCAAGAAAAGACACTAGACTCAAATACGCGTAAAGCAGATTTAGATTACAAACTCGAAACTGCAAAGCGTCTTCGCAATCTTGGCGTGACTGTTTATCGTACTAAAGACCCCACGCGGCGCGAAGCCGCGTACCAAAGTTGGTTGGGGATGGTAGACAAAGCAGACTCGGAGGCGGCATCCCTAATCCGCCAAGCCTCAGACACTTATGACGCAGATATAATGCTGTCCCTGCTTATGGAAACAGACAAATTTATTGATGCTAATGTCCCCAAGGCTACATACAGCAATGAGTACGCCGGCAAGGGTGGTGTTGATGCTCAAGGGCGTCCTGTTCCCGAAGGTACACTTTTACAAGTCCGAAACAGTCTTACCCCTGAAGTAACCCCCATAACTAGCCCGACAGCAGCGCGGACATCTACACCTGTGCCAACCGCAGCACCACCGCCGACAACGTCCGGCCCAGTGCCAACAGGTAAGTTTGGCGAAACTAAAGTCGCGCCTGACGGCGGACAGCTTGACGCCTTTGAGCAGGACCATATCCGCCGAATGAAAGAAGGTTTGGGTATGAAGAATACCGGCGCGTCCTTTACGTTCGGCAGTATGGGTACGCCAACCGCAGGCCAGATGTCGCCTGACATGGTCCCCGCCCTTATTGACTCGGCTGTCAAGACAGGCGTCATGGCGCAGATTGACCTTGACCAGATGTTAGCGTTGGCACCGCCGCAAGCCCGTCAGGGAATTGTGGATGTACTCCGCAGCAATAACGTTTCGTTGCAAGCTGACGCACCGTCGCTGGTAACCAGCGGAATGAACCAGCAGCAACCAATGGCGCCTAACCCGGTACAAAGACCGCAGTCACAGTTCGCTGATATGCGCGGCCCAGCGCCGCAGGCGTCGTTTGCCGATCTAGGCGGTCAGCCGCCAATGCAGAACACAATGGCGCAATACCAGCCGGTTCAGCGCCGCGACCCTAATGTGTCGCCATACCCCGGATCAGCACGAGTACCTTTACCACGCGTTGCTGCGGAAGCACGGGCAGGGCGCATAACGCCAGCAGAAGCCGCGGCCAACGCAAAAGCTACCAAGCAAGTAGAGATAGACATGGCGCCAGAAGTTGCAAAGGCGACTAAGTCCGCAGAACGTACCGTTCAGCTAAAGGCAGACGCGCCAAAGGCACGCAACGCAACCTTGTCCATAATCGCGGATATAGATGATCGCATTAATACTATTGATGAGTTTTTGCGTAGCCCTACTCGCCATTTGATTAATGGCCCCATTGAAGGAAATCTGCCTCGGCTTTTGCAGACCGGCGCGCGCGCTGACGCGCAAGCTGCTTTTGATAAAATCAAAAACACAGCTACGCTTACATCCTTGATTGATTTGCGTAAGTCTACAGAAACGGGCGCTTCGCCAGTTGGCGCTAACCCGACCGACCGCGACGCCAGAATTGTAGAACAAGCAGCCAGCAAACTGATCCAAACAGGTGAACTGCCTAAAATGGATGCAGAATTGATAGCTATGCGTAACAAGCTGTACCGCACGCGCAAAAGCGCCGTTGACGGATACGCGGCTGAATACGGCGATGTAGTCGCTAGTGACCCTAGGTTGCGGTTAAACGTACCCGCAATTGCGGATCGGTATATTAGCACAAGAGGCGCGGGTAAAAAAGGTACGTCTACTAAGGTGGATCGCAATAACCCGCTTCTAAGGGGTATGTAATATGCCTAACGCGTTGGATATTCTAAAAGACCCAAACTACATCAAGGCTAATACTGCCACAAAACAGGCTATTTTTAACGCTCGTGTAGCTACGCTGCCTGAGTATCGCAGCGCAAACCCTGCTACGCAGGCTGACATCCGTCGCCGGTTTAACCTTGAGACAGGTAAAGAAAAATACATACGGCAGACACGGCAGCGCGCAGAAGATGAAAAGTCGGCGTTGCGCGACACCGGCAGTAAAATTGCGTCAGCCGTATCTGGTTTTGAGCAAGGGCTAAAGCCAATTGCTGAAAAGCTATCGTACCTTAACCCGTTAGAATACATACCTATAGGCAATCGGTCGCCTGAAACCAAAAAAAGAACTGCGACTTACGCCGCTGAACGGCAACAGGCTAACCCTAATATGTTTGCCGCTGGTAAGATTGGCGGCGAAGTTGTTGGAACAGCGCCAATAGCTATGTTGGGTGGTGCGGGAATACAATTAGGCGGCAGGGCGCTTACACCCGTTATGTCGCGTGCAGGCCCTGTAATAGAAAAAATAGGCCGGGCGGTAACGTCCGGCGGCGCGGGTGTACGCGCGCCAACAAAGGCGGCTGAAAAAGCGGGCAGCATTATTGTTAAGTCACGGGCGGGCCGGAACGCAGTCCGCGCTGCGGGCGGCGCTGGCGCGAATGCCATATCTGCTGCGTTTACGGATCAAGACGTATTAGACGCAGCGTTGTCGGGCGCTACTGTGCCTATACTTGGTCACATCCTCAAGTTTGGCGCAGGCAAAACTTACGACCTTATCATGGGCCGCGCCGGGCCGGTAGAAGCCGCGCGAATCCTACGCGAAGTAATAAGCGCCAACGCAACCAAAATTGAAAGTGCATTGCGAAATGCGCCGAAGAACATCAAGGCCAACACGGCTGAGTTTTTGGCATCACGTAATCTGCTTACGCCTGAACTGGCTGCGGCCACCCGCATTGCCAGCGCCAGCAAACAAAGCGACCCGCTTCTGGCTGTAGCGCAGCAGCGCGCAGCCGGGCAAAACCGTATGCGCCAAGTCATTAGCGGCGGCGAAAATCAAACAGCTTCAGTACGCAACATAGCTTCTACTAAGAAAGCATTGCAAGACAAAACAAACATACTGCGCGCCGAAGCCCTAAACCCAGCGGATGTTGGCCGGCTGCAAATTGTTCCCGCAGAACAAGACGCCGCGGCTGCTACTGCGTTGGCAAAAGAACTGGAAAACAGCGCCCGCCGTCTTACAGGCGCCAGCAAATATTTTGGTGATTCGCCAATGTTTACCAGTGGCGCAGACCAAACGTCATACAGTGCCAATCAAGCGTTCGCCGACGCGCGCTCCGCCGAAGAAGTTGCGGCCAACTTGCGCGCGCAAGGGCTGGCGCCATTGGATATTTCACAGGTAGTGAACAATCTGCGGGCAGAAGCAGACGCAGCGCAGTTTGTTAGCCCTGATCGGTATAAGATACTGTCAGAGTTTGCCAACAATCTGCAACGCCGCGCGGATAAGTTTGGGGGTATCATCGACGCGGAAGGGCTTAACTTGGCCCGCCGCGAAATGAGTTCTTTTGTGTCTAGCATACTAGGTACTTCAGACCCTAAAGCGTTACGGCAAGGCACATCTCAGCTTGTCGCGGCGGCGCAAAAACCTATTGACGCTGCAATCGATGCTGCCGCTGGTGGCGGCGGTAAATGGCGCAAGTACCTAGATACTTTTTCCGAAGGCATGAAAGGTATTGAGCGCCAACAGTTCCAGCGTGAACTTGCCAAGCTGCCCGAAGCACGATTTGCTAAGGTGATGAAAGGTGAAGACCCTGACTTTGTTGAAAGCATTCTTGGTCCGGGCCGCTACGACATCAACGTAGAAATGCAAGGGCCAGATTTAGCCACGGCTAACAAGCTGGGCCGTGATATTGAAGCGCAACGTAAAGTATCACAGACAGGTCTTGATGATTTGTCTCAATCGCAGAAGTTAAACTTTGCTCAAGGCGCCGGCGCTAAAGTTGGTGAAATGCTACAGCCGTCTGTGCCAAATGCGTTTACCGCAGGCGCGCGATTAGTAGGTAGCATACCCAAGATTGGTGGCGGCGGTGTGGCCGCGCAGCAGTTTGGTGTAAGGCAGGCAGAGAAAGCATCTGAAAGAACGATGAACGCATTAGCCCCTGCGTTGGCGTCGCCGCGTCAAGCGGGTGATTTGTTGCGTGTAAAGCCTGCTGAAGATTACATAAACAAAATGCTGTATGGGGTGCCGGCGGCGCCTGTCAGACAACAAGCCGTGTCCCAGATAGCAACGCAAAACGTAACGCCGCCGACAATAGGGGCACAGTATGGCTTTCCTGACTTTGATCCTGAGTCTGGCAATCCGCTGGTAGATATTGATTTTTCAGAAGGTTATCCTGTACCGATATACGGTACATTACCTGAAAATATGCGGTTTAAATCTCCTAATGCTATGAGGCGCTAACAATGGCTACTATCGACGAAACACAAGCGCAGCTTAACACGCACGAACAAGTCTGCGCGTTCCGGTACGAAAGTATCTGCGCGCGGATGAAGCGTCTGGAGAGCGTCGGTATGACTGCTTGCGGTACGATCATTGTACTGCTGGTTGGCATATTGTTTAACCTAATTCAGAAAGGCGCTGCATGACCATAGTCTTAGGCCAGCGCAGTTTGTCACGGCTTGAAGGCGTCCACCCTGACTTGGTGCGTGTGGTCAAGAAGGCTGCGGTGCTGTCAGACCTTGACTTTACTGTGTTAGAAGGCATACGCAGCGTCGAACGGCAGAAGCAACTAGTCAGCCAAGGCGCATCGAAGACTATGAACTCACGTCACATCACCGGACACGCTGTCGATCTGGCGCCTATGATTGCTGGCGAAGTGCGTTGGGATTGGCCGCTGTATCACAAGCTGGCTAAAGTAGTTAAAGCCGCTGCGGCGGATGAGAAAGTCCCGCTTCAATGGGGCGGCGATTGGCGCGCGTTCAAGGATGGCCCGCACTGGGAACTGCCTTGGAAGTTTTACCCGAAAGGAAAATGACATGAAAATCATATCTTGGTTAGTAAACCGTTTGAAAGAGCCTAGCACCTATGCAGGCTTCGCTGGTATTGCTTTGGCGTTCGGCTTGTCCGACGCAGAGTGGGCCACAGTATCTACGGCAGTTGCCGGTCTGGCTGGCGTAGTTGCCATGTTCCTAGCCGAAGCCCCCGCCGAATAATGAAGTTCCTGACGGCCCTGCTGGGTATCATTAACAAGCTGTTAGGGCTTTGGAATGAGAACCGTTGGAAGCGGCAGGGGCGTCAGGAAACCATTAAGGAAATGAACGATGCCATCAATGAGCAGATTGAACTTGGCGCGGCTGCTATCAGCGTCCCTGATCCTGAGCGTGACGAACGGTTGCGCGACCGTTTCGACCGTTCCCGTAAATAGCTATTGTGCTATTGCGAAACCCATTAGTTACGATGTAACAAAAGATACATCAGAAACTGTCAGTGAAATTGAGGCGCATAACAGCGCCTTTATTTGTATCTGTGAGGCTGATTGCCCGAAAGGCAAATAAATGCCGCCTACTATAACGATAGACCCAAACTTGTACAACTATTGTACGCCCCGCCAACGCGAGATGCTGGAAGCCATCGAGTTACACGGCGGCGCTAGGGCTGCATCAATTGCATTAGGTATCAACCAAGGCGGCGCAAGCGATGCCTACATCGCAGTCAAGAAGAAGGCAGCGTTGCGAGGTTACGCACCAGAGCATGACTTCACCCGGCCTGTGCCGCAGGGCTATGTCAGCAAGGGTGTGTCAACCTACTACAACTCCGAAGGCAAGCCGTCAGGCCAGTGGGTTAAGGCGTCGCTAACGCATGATGCGCTGATAGAAGCCATGCGCGAGACAGTCGCTGGCTTCAAGGACCAGATACAGCCGGCGGACATTGTCGTTGCGCCAGTGGCTTCTGAAGAGCATCTGTGCAACCTGTACACATTCACTGATTATCACCTTGGTATGCTGGCGTGGCATCAGGAAGGCGGGGCGGATTGGTCTGTGTCCATCGCAGAGAAAACTATTCTTGCGGCGCTGGTACAGATGATAAATCAAAGCCCGTTAGCGCATACGGCAATTGTCAACATCCAAGGTGACTTTCTGCACACCGACGGCAAGACACCCGTAACACCAACAGGTAAACACGTCCTAGATGCGGACAGCCGCTTCCCTAAGATACGCCGCGCAGCCATACGGATCATCCGCTCTCTGGTCGCGCTGTCATTGCAGCGCCATCAGGAAGTGTATCTGATTATAGCCGAAGGCAATCACGACGTAGAAAGCAGCGGCTGGTTAGCTGATCTGTTCGCGGTGCATTACGAAGAAGACCCGCGCGTCACTGTCAACGACAGCGTGCTGCCGTTCTACGTGTTCGAGTGGGGCAACACCATGATAGGCGTGCATCACGGCCACAAGGTCAAGAACGAATCACTGCCGCTGTTGTTCGCCGCGCAGTTCCCGCAACAGTGGGGCCGCACTACGCGCCGTGAGATACACTGCGGCCACCGTCATCACCGCGACGAGAAAGAATACAACGGCGTCACTGTGGTGCAGCATCCAACGCTGGCTGCGCGGGATGCCTACGCTGCACGCGGCGGATGGATTGCAGACCGTGCAGCCTGGGCCATCACGTACCATAAAAAGTACGGCGCTGTGGGCCGCGTCATGGTCACAACCGAAATGCTAGGTGCGCCTAGCCATCAGGCGACCGATTAGTATTACTGCCTCGCCTAAGTCTTCTGGCACATGGCCTGCCCGCAGCATGGCAAGCACCTTTTCCAGTGCCTCTGCTGCGGCTGCCGCATGGTCTGTCATTTCTTCATACCTATCATAATCTCGACACGCTCCCGCGCTGTCCGCATGGCAGAGTAACGCTGGTGCAACCGCCGGGCGATGGCTGGGCGCTTGTGCGTCTTCAGTTCAGCGTCCAGCGCCTGCTTTAGCTGGTCTTCTGTAAGGTCAGACAGCACGGCAATCATCGACCGCCAGTTTAGTTTACTCATTTTTTAGTTCCTCTAGTGCTATGTCGGACACCGCACGCTTGTCGTGCAGCGCCGCCCATATGCGTTCGTCGATACTCTTTTCGGTCAACATCACATAGACCCAGACATCCTTTGTCTGGCCGCTGCGATGCAACCGCCCGACCGTCTGTTCGTACAACTCCAGCGACCACGGCAGCGACAGGAACACCATGTGGCATCCGCCATGCTGTAGGTTCAGGCCGTGGCCTGCCGACTTAGGGTGGGCTAGCAGCAACTCGACCTCGCCTGCGTTCCAGCGTTCG